TGGTGACACTCTCCAACTCCTCGAGGTCTCAGAGGGCCATGAGCGTCCCGACCATCGCCCGTGCGGTCGGACTGATCACCTCGACCATCGGCGGTCTCCGCATCGCCCCGTACGCCGTCCAGTACACGAACGGCCTACCGAACCGGCTGTACATCGAACCGGAACGCTGGCACGAGCAACCAGATCCGAACTGCACCCGGAACTTCACCATGGCGTCCACCGCGCGCGACTTGATGTTCGAAGGCCGAGCGTTCTGGTACATCACCAGCCGCTACTCGACAGGGTTCCCGGCAGCGTTCACCTGGCTGCCAGCGAACAACGTGCAGACACCAGGCAACGCCGGCCCGGAATGGTTCGGTCCGGCCAACGAGATCATGTTCCAAGGTGTCGACGTCCCGGTCGAGAACGTCGTCCAGTTCCTGTCACCAATCCCAGGGATGCTCTGGTACGGCGACCGTGCCATCGACATCGCAGTCGCACTCGATCAGGCAGCCAAACGCTTCTCGAGTGTCGAGATCGCCGCCGGCTATTTGCAGCAGCGCGACGGCGAACCGATGTCAGGCGACGAACTCACCGAACTTGCCGCCGCCTGGGCCGAAGCACGCCAGAACCGTGCGATCGGGGCACTCAACCAGCATGTTGAATGGCACGAGTTCAAATCGAACCCCTCGACGTTGCAACTCCACGAAGGCCGGCAACACGCCGCCATGGAACTCGCCCGAGTCATGCAAGTCCCACCGTGGCTCGTCGGTCTCAGCGTCGGCGGCATGACCTACCAGAACTCGATCGAGGCACGACGAGACCTGTTCCTGTTCGGAGCGAAACCGTACGTCGACTGCATCGAAGAAACCCTGTCGACCGCCCAGGTCACACCACGCGGCCGATACGTCGAACTCGACATCAGCACCTACCTCGAGGAAGCCGACACGGACCTCGACGACACAGGAGTGAACGCATGATCCGACTGACCGCTCAAGCGGTGACGATCGACGCCGCCGAAGGCGAAGCACCATCTCGCACCATCTCCGGCATTGCCGTCCCCTACAACACCGACGCTGTCGTCTACGGCGGCCGCAAAGTGCGCATCATGGCCGGCGCCCTCCCAGTCGACGGCCCCAACCCTCGACTCCTCGCCGAACACGACACCGACCGAGTGATCGGTGTCGTCACCGAACGGATCAGCACCGACGCTGGCATGTTGTTCTCAGCGCGGATCGCTAAGACACAAGCCGGAGACGAACTGCTCGAACTGTTGCAGATGGGCGCCTACGACTCCGTGAGTGTCGGCCTGGACCCTGTCGACGTCGAACGCGACGGCAACACCCTCGTCGTCAAAGCAGCGAACTGGCAGGAACTGTCAGTCGTCTACCAGCCGGCCTTCCAGGCCGCCAAGATCACCGAGATCGCCGCCGCCGCCGAAGCGGAGGCCGACGAACCCACCACCCCCGAACCGGAGGAAACCGAAGACATGGAAGACAACCTCGAGCCGGTCGCTGCGGCGGCCGCGGAGAAGCCGACGCCACCGATCCACGCCCAGGCCCGCAACGTCATGAAGGGCTTGCCGTCGATCGGCGAGTACCTGCTGGCGATGCGCGAAGGCGGACATCGCTGGCATCAGATCAACGACAACATCCGTGCAGCCACCGGTGACGTCGTCGTCTCCGACGCTGCCGGTCTCATCCCGACGCCGGTCGTCACCCCCTACTACGACGACATCAACGCCCTCCGGCCGATCGTCTCGTCGCTCGGTGTGCGTTCCATGCCGGACGCCGGCAGCACGTTCCTCCGGCCGAAGGTGTCGAACCACGCCGGTGTCGCCGTCCAGTCCACCGAACTGTCGAACGTCGAAACGCAAGACTTCGACCTGTCGAACGTCACCTTCACGAAGAAGACTTACGCCGGGACACTTTTGCTGTCCGAGCAGGTCATCGACTTCTCGACGCCGTCGATGCTCGATGCGGCCGTCACCGACCTCGTCGGCCAGTACGCGCTCGCCACCGAGGACTACGTCGTCGACCAGCTCGCCGCAGCGATCACGAACACGCAGGAGATCGTGATCACCGACATCACCGACCCGGCCGAGGTCATCGCCGACATCTACACCGCAGCCAGCGGCATCGCATCGGTCGGCAACTACCTGCCGAACGCGTTGATCGTGTCGCCGGCCAAGTGGGCGGCGCTCGGCGGTCTCACCGACTCCACCGGCCGTCCGGTGTTCCCCCAGATCGGCCCTCAGAACGCTGCAGGGACGATGCCAGCCGGTGCGACCGGCTACACCGGCAACCCGCTCGGCTTGAACCTGGTCGTGTCGAACCAGGTCGGTTCGCAGGCCGTCGGCGACAAGACCGCCACCGAGTACCTGTGGCTGGTCAACACTCGAGGGATCGAGTTCTACGAGAACTACAAGGGGATCATCACCGACGCCGACGTGCAGAAGCTCGCGATCCGAGTCACGACCCGTGGCTACATCGCCTGCGAAGTGATCGACGTCAACATGATCCGCATCCTCGGACCGAACGCAGCGTTCGCCTGATCGCAGCATCCCCTGGCTGACGACTGGATCACGGCATGACCAACTTCCGCATCATCAACTCGGAGCGGTTAGACGGTCATGCCGTGATCCAGACACTCGAAGACGTCGACGGCCACGTTCCGGTCGGCGTGTTCGCCAACATCGCAAACCTGGCGACGAACACCGGACTGAACGGCAATCAGCAGCTCGTCGTGTCGGTCGTCCCATACCGTTTGCTGGAAGTCGACGACTACAACAACCTGATCTTCGACTACGAAGACATCCGGTTGAACCAAGTCATCCTCCTGAACGCCGGCGCTGACCTCGAGCTCGCCGCCGAAAGCGCTGGGACGCTCACCTACGAACCGTCGATCACCTGGATCACGACAGCGGACGTGACTGAATGGTTGGGGATTGCGACGGCGACAGCGAACGACACAGCGTTCCTCGCGAAATGTGTCGCCGCTGCGAACGTGTGGTGCTACCGGCGGCGCAGCGAATCGAACTATCACGACGACGTCGACGCCGTCCCGGACGACGCCGTCAAACTCGGCACGATCATGTACGCCGCCACCCTCTACCGGGAGCGAGGCAGCGTCGACTCGTTCGCATCGTTCGACGACATGGCAGCGTCACCCCAGTTCGGTTCGATGACACGAATCAAACAACTCCTCGGTATTGGAAGGCCATCGGTCGGCTGATGGCAGCCACAGGCATCCTCCAAGCGGCCCGGACCGCAGTCGCCGACGCGATCACCGCCAAAGGTTTGACGGTCGTCACCGACCCACGCAACGCCCGACCGCTCACCGTGTTCGTCGACCTGCCATCCTGCGCAGGGTTCAACTCCAACATCCTCGATGTCACGATCCTCGTCCGGATCCTCGCAGCACCACCAGCAAACAGTGACGCAGCGGACTACCTGCTCACCACCGCCGACACGATCCACTCGAGCACCGGCCTCGCCGTGACCAGTGTGGAACCTGGCAGCATCCAGTTCTCAGAGCAGATCATCCCCACCTACGACCTCACCGTCCGCCTCTCAGTCAGGAGAGTTTGATGACCTACGCCACCACCGGGCCGTTCGCCGAGATCGGCGACCTCCACGTCTCCGTCGTCTACGCCGCCGTCACCCCATCCGACAGCGTCGACTTCACCACGCTCGCCAGGGCGATCTACGTCGGCGGCGCCGGCAACGTCGTCGCCGTTCAACACGACAACACCGCCGTCACGTTCAGCAACGTTCCGGCCGGGACGGTGCTGCCGATCGCCTGCCGCCGCATCAACTCCACCTCAACTACCGCTACCGCGATCGTCGCCCTCCACTGACATGCGTCTCGGTCTCGGCGTTTCGATCCCTGGCACCAGCAGCCTCGTGCAGGCGGCGTTCTCGCCGCTCGACCTGTCGCCGGTCCTGTGGCTCGACGCGTCCGACACCTCTACGATCACCGAAGTCGGCGGAGCCGTCTCGCAGTGGGACAACAAAGGCTCGCTCGGCGACTTCACGCAAGGAACGGCAGCTGACCAGCCGACAACCGGTTCAACGACACTGAATGGTCTCAACGTGATTGACTTCGCAAACGATCACGTCGTGTCCACCGACGCAGCATCAGCATGGAATGATCTGCACAATGGCACTACCTGGATCGCTGCGTATGTGGCCTACAACTCAAGCAGCACAAGCGGCAGCTTTAACGGTCTGTTTGGGACAAGCGTGGCCAGTCAAAGTGTCGGAGCGGCGGTCATTTCAGACGACTCTGGTGCGTCGGAAGCTGCTCGAGTGTCGGTTTCTAGGAATGTGTTGAACTCGTATGCCGTGACTAATACTGGCAACACTGCGTCGTTTCCGTTTGATACGTGGATCGTTGGTTCGTTGTTGACTGATCCTGACAATGCAACTGCTGCGGATCGGTCTGTTGTGTTTACTGACGGCGGCACGGCACAGAAAAACAACACCCTTGCAGATGCGGTGTCAGTAAGTAACGCAACGAACACGCTTCGTGTCGGCGCTACAGGATCGACAACAGTTCCAGGCATTGAGTTCACCGGCAGCATCGCCGAGCTGATAATCGTGACCGGTGCGAACGCCACCGAATCAAACCGGCAAGCGTTGCGTGACTACCTGAACAACAAGTGGGCGGTCTACTGATGAACTGGTACAGCTGGACCAGCCAGACCGCTTTCGACGCTTGGCACGCCACCGTGATCGCCGGACTTGGTTTGCCGTGGATCGGCGTCAACCAGAACACCGGCGAACTCGAACCGTTGAAGCAGCAGACGACCGCCTACACGAGCGTCACCGAAGTGTCGACCGTCGATTGGCGTGCCCCGGTCGGCGACGACATCGCCAGCATCTATGCGGCCGGTCTCGGCCAGCCGTCCACCCCACCGCCCACCCCCGAACCGTAGGAGCAACAGTGGCTACCACCACCACCCTCAGCAACCCCACCATCCTGATCAACGCCGTCGATTACACCGACAACTGCTCAGCTGTCACGTTCACGACACGTTTCGAATCGCTCGAAGCGACCGCGTTCGGCGACACCGCCCGCAAGTACACGAAAGGCCTCGGCAACCACGAGGTCACCGTCACCTTGATGCTCGCCTACGACACCGCCGAGATCGAAGCGCTCCTCGCCGCCCTCGTCGGCACCACCACCACCGTCGTCGTCTACGCCACGAACTCGCAGACGCCCGGCGTCACGAACCCCGAGTTCGAACTGGTCGGCACCTACCTCGAGTCCTACACGCCGGTCAACGCGTCGATCGGCGAACTCCAGACCGTCGACCTCACCTTCACCGGCGGCGTCCTCACCCGGTCGACGACCTGAGCCAAACATGAAACTGCGACTCGAACTCGACCTCGGCGACGGACCCATCGAACTCGTCGCCGGAACACACGCCCTAGTCCTGTGGGAACGCCGACACCAGGGCCGTGTGTTCGACATCGCCGACGGCCTCGGCCTCGAAGACCTGTGCTTCCTCGCCTACCACGCCTGCCTCGCAGCAAAAGTGGTCGTCCCGGCCGAGTTCGACACGTTCATCAAACGTGTCGAACACGTCCGACCACTCGGCTGGGTGATGCCAACCCCTACCCGAGCGGCTCCATCCGACGACGGTACGCCGAACTCCTCGTCGTAACCGGATGGTGGCCGCCACACATCGAGTTCGACGACGATGACTGGGCGACCGTCGCCGACATCGTGAAAGGCCGACAAGATGGCAGCAACGACCAAACTCGAAGTCGAAGGCGTCGCTAAAGCCCTCAAAATCTTGAACTCGGTTGATCGCACCCTCGCCAAAGAACTCAAAGCGCAGCTGCGAGCATCGGTCAAACCGGTCGTTTCCGAAGCGCGACGCAACGTGCCGAACAACGCCCTGTCGAACTGGGGATCGTGGCGCACCCCGAACGGTCGTGACTTGTCGTTCCAGCCGACCGAGATCCGCAAAGGGATCCGATACGTCCAACGTGTCAGCGGCGAACGTCGAAACTCAAGGACGTCCCGCACCATCCCACTGCTGCAACTCCGCAACCAGTCAGCAGTCGGCACAATCTTCGAGCTCGCCGGAGCGACCAGTTCCACGACGTTCACCAGGAACATCGAACGCCGGCACGGCCCACCGAAACGCGTACTGTACAAAGCGTGGGATCGGAACAGCGACAAGGTGCAACGTGACGTGGAAGTCACCGTCCGCCGCATCGAGCAGGAAGTGACACGGACACTGCAATGACCATCCGCATCCCGATCGTCTCCGAGTACAACAACAAAGGCGTCAAAGACGCCCAAGCTGGCGTCTCGTCGCTCGAACTGGACATAAAAGATCTCGGCAAATCCGTCCTCGCAGGGTTCGCCGTCGACCAGGTCTTCGCGTTCGGCAAGGCCGCCGTCAACGCAGCCTCCGACCTCGCCGAATCAGCGAACGCTGTCTCGGTCACGTTCGGCGACGCCACTGACTCGATCACCACGCTCGCCGAAGACGCCGTCGACGCGTACGGCATGTCGACAACCGAGTTCAACACGTTCGCAGTCCAGTTCTCAGGGTTCGCCAAGCAGATCGCCGGTGACGGCGGCGACGTCTCCGAAGTCATCGACGACATGGGCACACGGATCGCCGACTTCGCATCCGTCCACAACCTGAGCCTGCAAGACGCCGGCGCAAAGTTCCAGTCGGCGATGGCCGGCTCATCCGAAGTCGTCCGCGAGTACGGCATCGACCTGAGCGCTGCCGCCGTCGAGCAGTACGCCCTAGAGCGCGGCTTGGCGTCCTCAAAGGCCGAGATGGATGAAACCATCAAAGTCCAAGCCCGCTACGAACTACTGCTCGAATCGACGAACGACCTGGCCGGTGACTTCGCCGAGACAAGCGACAGCCTGGCGAACTCGCAGCGCATCCTCCAAGCCCGTCTAAGCGATCTGCAAGCCGAACTCGGCACCCAACTACTCCCAGTCGTCGAAGAAACCACAGCGAACGTCCTGTTCCTCGTCGAATCAATCGACACACTGTCCGAGTCCGCCGGCGCCGCAGACGCACCGATGAAGGCGTACAAGGAAGGCATCAAACTGCTGACCGGTCCGCTCGGCGCCGCCAACGACATGATCAGCTTCCTTCGCGAGCAGCTCGAAGACACCCAAGGCTACGAATCAAGCCGCGAAGCCGGCCGTGAGCTGAAACTAGTCATCGAAGACAACAGCGAAGCGATGCGCGACGCCGCATGGGCATCTCGAGACCTGAACGACGAAACCATCGAACTCAGGAACGAGTTCCAAGCGTTGATTGGCATCATCGACGACCGGCAGCAATGGAGAGATCTCTACAAAGAACTTGAACGCACCACCGAAATCATCGGCGAGTTCGGCGAAGGCAGTTTCGAAGCTGAAGAACAGGTCGACGACCTCCGTCTCCAAGTCCTTGAGTACAAAGACGCGCTGGATCTGCCCGAAGCAGTCGTGTCGAAAATCTTGGCCGAAATCGACGAAGGTGACTGGGAAACCGTCAGAAACCTGATTCTCGGCCTGGAGGAAGGCGTCACGTTGCCTGTCTACTTGGAGATGGTCGGCGGAACAGGTTTACGCGAGTCAGGTCTTGGAGGACTGCGTGGTGTCACACCGATGCAACCAGCAACCTCACCGACCGTCAACGTCGTCGCCGCTGGCCTCGACGCGTACTCGATTGCCAGAGCGTTGGAACGTGAATCGATGTCGGGGCCGCTACCGATCAACACGACGACAGCAGTGACACCATGAGCCTCGCTGTCGAATGGAAAGTCGAGATCGGCGACATCGCCACACCGACCGACTTCACTCATCGAGTCACCGGTGTCGGCATCCGCCAACAACTCCGCTGGATGCGACCCACCCCGACCTCGGCGACGATCACACTCAACAACTTCGACGGTGCGCTCACCCCAGCGGCTGGCGGCGGCGCTGGAACGTACAGTGCGGTCGACTGGCTGTCACAAGGCGTGTACATCTCCGCCACCGTCAACAGCACCGACACCGCCGAAGTGTTCCACGGCATCATCACCCGATTCGAGTTAATCGACGACGGCACGACCAGCACCGTCATACTGTCGGTCGTCGACGCGTTCACTCTCGCCGGCAGAGTCCAGTTCGGCGACACCGTCACCGTCAGCTATCTCGAGACAGCAGCGCTCGGCATCCAAGAGATGATCGACCTGGCAGGCAGCTCGCTGCCGTTACTCGGCGAAACTGCCGTCGAGTTCGACCCGTACATCGTCACAGACGACCAGACCGGCGCCACCGGCCAGTTCCAGTACGGCGTCGATCTGGACTTCGTCGACCGGCCCGGCACCCTCAACGAGATCCTCGTCCAGAACGTCATGCCGTCCAACCTGACGCTGTCCTGGTCGACACGCATCCGTAACGACGTCGTTTCCGGTTACGCCAGCTACGAACAGGTCATCGTCGGAGCGACACTCAACCGATTCGCGAACGTCAGCCAGCCAGCGCACCTCGCACCACGCAAGTTCACGCTCGTCGAGACAACGCCGGCCAGCGGCGAACTGACATTCACGAAACTTGAGATGGGCTACGACGTCGACGGCCGCTACAACCTGTCGAAAGTCACGAGCGTTGCGACGTATCCCGGTCAAAAAACGTTTGAGTACGAGGACGCCGCACTGCGCGACTCGTACGGATCAAGCCAGTACAGGGCGACGAACACGATCAACGCCACCGAAACATCGACGAAAACGCAAGCGCAAGCAATCGTCAACCGTTTCGGCCCGGTCGTGTTCACCGTCAACCAGGTCGAACTGACCACACCGAACCTTGCTGACAATCCGTCCGATAGCAGCGACGAGCTCGCAGCGCTGCTCGACTCGGCAAACCTGTGGCAACGCGTCGACATCGAATACACGCCGACCGGTGCTGGCAGCAGCAAAACTGTCGAAGGGATCATTTTCGGCAGACAAATCAACATCCAACCAGGCCGGGCCAGCATCATCGTTGATGTGGTCCCGGCCGAACTGTGGACGACGTTCGTCCTCGACTCGTCGACGCTGGGCGTGCTCGACACCGACAGACTGGGATAAATGACTATGGCAACCGTAGGCACCTTCACATCCGGTCAAGTGCTGACCGCAGCAGAACTCAACTCGATCGGCGCCAAGACAGCGTTCACGCCGACCTGGGGCAACCTCACCGTCGGCAACGGCACCGTCGTCGCCCACTACTTCGACCTGAACGACCTGATCCTGTGGAACGTGGAACTCGAGTTCGGTTCGACCACGTCGATCTCCGGTAGCGTCACCATCGACTACCCGGTCGCCGGCGCAGCCACCTACCGCGCCCCGGTCGGCGGCCTCGTACACCTCGACGACGCCACCGGCACCGACTACATCGGCGCCCTCTACCGCAACAGCGGCACCGCAGCGACCGTCACCGTGCTCAACACGACCGGCAGCTACGTCCGCTATTCGACGTTGTCCTCCACTGTCCCGTTCACCTGGGCGACCGGCGACCGACTCGTCATCTCCGACTGGTATCCGATCTGATGATTCGAGACATGCTGAAACGTGGCGTCTGGGAACAGCCAGGCATGCGCATCGGCGAACACACCAACAGCGGCCCACAAGAGCTCACAGCCGCCGACTGCGTCGTCATCCACTACACCGGCGCCAGCAGCACACCGGAACGGTACGACGACGTCGTCGCATTCCTTCAACGCACACAACGCGAATACGTCGCCACACGCCTCTACTCCATCGGTTACAACTGGGTCGTCGACCGCACCGACCGCATCTGGGAAGCTCGAGGAATCGACTACCGCTGCGCAGCAAACGGCAACACCGAAACAAACCGGCGAGGCCCAGCGATCCTGTGCATGGTCAACGGCGACGAACCAGCCGGCCCGCTCATGATCGAAGCAGTCCGCACCGTCGTCGACTTCTGCCAGACACAAGCCGGTCGACCGTTGAACATCGTCGGCCATCGCGACGTCCGCGCAACCAGCTGCCCCGGCAACGGCCTCTACCAGCAGATCCAGACCGGCGTGTTCAAACCATTGGAGGACACCATGCAACCACTAGTCCGCCCTCGACGCGTCTACGACAGCCGCAACACGTCCGCCGGCCGTCTCGCCCGAGGCCAATGGCGGCAGATCCTCGTCGGCCGCAACCAGGTCCACGCCCACATCACCGTCGTCGACCCCGACAACGCCGGCTACCTGGCGATGTGCGGCGACTCGACCGGAACCGACAGCAGCCTCGTGAACTTCGCCGCCGGCCAGACAGCCATGTGCGGCGCCCCGATCGCGACGATCGACGGACGTATCCGTGTGATCGCCAGCGCTAACTGCGACGTCATCGTGGACATCTACGCAGAAAGCCCGACATGAGTTTCAACATCTCAAAAGCCACCATCGCCCTCGTCGCATTGATCTGCGTCACGATCCTGCTGATCACCGACAGCATCTCGAGTGACGGCGGTTTCGGCCTGCTCGGCACGATCGTCGGTTACGCCGTCGGTAACGGCATCGCCGCCCGATCCGGGACGACCGCCGACCCGATCATCCGACCGAAGCGGCGAACCAACCCGGAATAGTTGACTTACTGCGGAAAATCCGCTTAGGGTGTCGGCCATGACAACTGCGACACCAAAACCACAACGCCCACCAACCGCAAGCGGCCACGTCATGATGTACGCCGCTGAAGTCATCGACTCGCTGGAGCACCGGCCGTTCGGCGTCCTTGACGACGGCCGCCTCAACGTCGTCCTCACCGGCTACTCGTCCCGAGTCTCGGCTTGCATCGTCGTCGAAAACATCGACGAACTCCTTCGCTTGCAGACAGCCATGCTTGTCGCGGTCCAGCGCGCGTTGCAGATCGAGACCGAAGCCGAATGAACAAGCGCATCGTCACCATCCTCGAACCGGACGGCACCTACAAATTTTGCGAGGTCGACGTCGACCAGGTCCTCATCATCTCCGGCGACGGTCGAGTCATCCTTGACTTCCCACACGAAACGCCGTTCGATGACTGACTGCTTCACCCCTTTGCATTTCCTTGCAGCAATATTCGGTTACGTCGTCGGAAAATTGCTCGTCAACTGGTTTGGGTGGGACAGCCGTGATTGAGCAGCACCCGTTGATCGGCATCGGTGTCGTCGCCGCCCTGTTCACGTTGGCGTCTGCTACCGTCGGCGAAACACGGCTGGAACCGCCGCCGGAGGTCGCCCCCTCGACCGTTGTGCTCGTACACACACCGGCGGCGGTTCCGAACACGGCAGCTGCCACCGTCACTGCGACACCACGACGAGGCGCCGCAGTCCAGGTCGAAACGACGACCACGATCCCGGAACCACGCCGCTGGACCGGACCAGTCCCCGCCTACTACGGCGGTGACACAGCCTGCACACCAGCACAAGCGCAGATCGTCGCCGACCACTACTGGCGGTCCGGCGCGTCCGACGACACCGTCCTGTGGGCACTCACGATGATCTCGAGGGAATCGACATGCAACCCCGCTGTCATCAACAACAACCCACGCACCGGCGACGATTCGTGGGGCCTCTGCCAGATCAACGTGCTTGCCGGCCACTTCGGAGGCGACGGCATCGTTGCCGAGTTCGACCGCTACCGGTTCGCGACGGACTTCGAGTACAACGTCGCAGCGTGCGTGAAACTGTGGACGGTCTGCGGTCGAGGCCCGTGGAACTACGGCGACTACTACTGCAAGACACCAACCGCATGACCGCCGCCGCACTGATGTTCCTGTTCGGCGCTGTCTGCCTGCTGTTCGCGTTCAAACTCCGACCCTGAAAGGACCAGCCATGCCCACCAAAAAGACCACGCCCAAGTTCACGCCATCCGAGCAAGCCGACGAGTTCTACGCTGCCGCTGCCGAAACCGTCAAGAAGGCCGCCGCCGATGAGCTCGAAGCCCCGGTGTTCGTCGACGCCTACGACGAAGCGTTCCACTCGGTGCAACCCTGCACCGTTCACGAGTTCGCCGCCGCCGTCAAACGACCGGCCGCGCACTGCCGCACCTGGCTCACCGAACAGGCCGCCGCCGGCCGAGTCGAACGAGACGGAGATCTCAAGTGGCGTTACGTCTGAACGAACGCTGGGCCGATCACGCCGCCTGCAAAGGGTTCCGTGAGCAGCACGGCACCGACAAATGGAACCAGATCTGGTTCCCTGAACGAGGCGACCAGGCCCGCTCCTCGATCAGGCAAGCCAAGGAGATCTGCGCCGGCTGCTCAGTCGTCGACGAATGCTTGCAGTACGCCATCGACGCCGGTCTCACGATCGGCGTCTGGGGCGGCAAATCAGCAAACGAACGACGCCAGCTGCGCTCCATCAGCAACACGTTCCACCGGCCCCGCCGAGTCGAGCTGCAACCGTGCGGCACCTACGCCGCATACCGCCGACACCTGTTCCACGGCGAGAAACCGTGCGCCTACTGTCGAGCTGCACACGCCAGACAATGGCTCGAGACCAAGAAACGAGCCGCCAAATGAACGTGATCCCAGCAGACCACGCCCACGGCCAGCTCCTGCAGTTCAACCGGTGCGCAGGCTCCGACACGTGGCCGACCGTCGACGACGGCACACACGGCCTCTGCGACACCTGCCAGCAACCGTTCCGCTTGTGGTACGGCGCGGTCCCACACCACCGCACACGCCGTGACTGAAGCCGAGTTCCAACGCGCCGTCATCGACCTAGCGATCATGTGCGGCTGGCGAGTACACCACGCCCGAACCGTCCAAGACGCCGCCGGCCGATGGCAGACAGCCATCAGCGGCCACCCAGGCTTCCCAGACCTTGTCCTCGCCCACCACACCAAAGGTGTGCTGTACGTCGAACTGAAGACCGAACGAGGCCGTCTCAGCGAATGGCAGCAACGCTGGCAACAAGCACTCGAGCCAACCGGCCGCTACCGCTTGTGGCGACCGATCGATTGGCCGACCATCTCATCCACTTTGCAACGAGGACCAACTGCGACACATGATCATCAGAACAGCGCACTATGACCGCTTCACCGTGGTCCCGAACGAAGTCATCAACGACCACACCCTGACCTGGAAAGCACGCGGCCTACTTATCCACCTGCTTGCCAAACCGGAAGGATGGGCGACGTCGGCCAGCCGACTCGCCAAGACCGGCCCAGACGGCCGTGACGCCGTCCGCAGCGGCCTCGCCGAACTCGAACAGCACGGCTACTTGGTCCGCCGCCGAGAGCAGAACGCCGCCGGCCACTGGCAGACCATCACCTGGGTATATGACTGTCGACAAGCTGTGCGCAACTCGACGACCGGAGCCGGAAAATCCGACGTCGGAAAATCCGGCGCTATTACTAATACTGACTTATCTAATACTGAAGGGGTTAGTCCGTCTGTACCCACAGGTGCAGCATGTCCACTGTGCGCCGGCTGGGGACGAACCCAGCACGAGAGCGAAGTGCAACGTTGTCCGCTGTGCAACGGCCGGGGGCTTGATCCGACATGAGCAACGAACGAACCAAGCGCGTGTACAACACGAAGAGATGGGCGGAACTCAGGACTCGAGTGATCCAAGACGAACCGGTCTGCCATTGGTGCAAGCAAAGGAAGAGCACGGAAGCTGACCACCTGGTCGAGCTTGACCGTGGCGGAGATCCATACGACTTCGACAACCTCGTCGGTAGCTGCAAGCCGTGCAACGGACGACGAGGAGCGACGTACGGTAACCAAGCACGCAAAAAAGGACCGGACGACGTCAAAACCGGCGAAAAAGTTTTTGGACCGGCCGGCGGCCGAC